GTCCTGAAGGTTCCGCAAGATGCCGAGGGCGTCCCCCCGGGAAAGCGTTGTCGCGGCATCCTGAAAAAAAGGCTTCATGGTTCCTCCCAAGCGGGCGATCGTGTCGCTCTCGGTTGGGACTCGCGGCCCTCACAATGTTGTCGGCATGACAACGCGGACACCGGATTTCAAGCTCCACGACCTTGCCACGGCAAAGGAGCTTCCCGCAATGCCCGCATCGGATTCCTTTTTTAAAGGATGGTCTTTCATTATTTCTTTTGTAGTGTAGCATATCCTATCCACTAAAAAACTGATAATCAATTCTCAACGGGTTGTATTTTGACAATCTGTGAAATAGGAACTAAAGGCTTATCACTATCGATATAAATAAAATCACCTAGCCTTAGGCATTTATTTAATCTTATTTTTTCTCCAATACTTGTAATTATAACATATTCTTTATCTATTTTGGTATAATCTTTTCTAACTACATAAGAATATATAATAGAAATAAATAGAGTTGTAAAAAACATTAAAACAATAAACCTATAAAAACAATCTATACATTTTAGTATATATAAAAAACATACACCTATTACATATATAAACAGAAAAGCCGTTACCATACCCCCTAAAAAGTATATTATAGAAATATAAATGCATATGCTTATATATAAAATTTATAATATATTCACGACAGCTAAAAAATCGTTTATAAAATTCTTTTTTAAACTTTACAATTAAATAATTTATTATTATAGATATAGCAAAACTCCACAAAAAAAACATCAGAAAATATTCTATAGATTTTTCTGTAAAAAATTCTATATTTAAAAAATCCGATACATAATTAGGGAGCATACTTTTATTTGTTATGCCAAAAAAATAAGATACAATAAGAAATTGAAAAGAAAGAAGTACAAAAAAACACGATATCTCATTTCCAGAAATAGAAAATGCAGCACTTTCTTTATCGTTACTGTTGCTTTGATTCATATATTACTCCTCAATCATGGATATAATGATTTTTATATCATATAGTAACCTCCTGCAATATACTCCTATGCATTTCTGCACCTTTCCTGTGCCTTGATACCACTTCCCCCTGCGTAATGGTTCCCGCATCCGGATGATCGTGGCTGGCGAGCACGTCCAGAGCCGCCAGCACTTCATCACAGAAGCCCAGAAACTCCCCGAAAACGGACGTCCCGCCGGACTCTTTCCCCGCCTTGAAACCAATGGTCGAGCCTGAGTTGATCGTCACCTGCGCCGCCGTGATGGTTTTCGCGCCGCCGATCGTTTCCGCGACACTTCCCGCGACGTTCGCCGTGCGCTTCCCTCCCACATCTTCGGAAAAATCCCCGCCCGTGGTGTCCGTGCGCGTCTTTCCCGTGGTGGTCGTCATATGCGCCCCGGCTGTCGTGTTGATGTTGCCGAGGGACGCCAGATCAGTCCGCGCCCCGCCCAGCGTCATGTGTGTTTCAATCCACCGGACGGTCACGCGATGGAACGCCTTTTTGCCCCCGGCCCGGTATCCGTTCCTGACGAGCAGCTTTGCCTGTTTGCGCGTTGCCGGGGCGTTGTAGTCGGGCGTCCCCCGCTGGCGGCGGATACCGGATCGGGATCAAACAGACGATCGAACACCTGCCCGAAAAAAGGTTCCGGACTGCGCCCGGCATCGTGTTCCGCCTTGGCCCATTCGAGCGTCCTGAGCGCGACGAGCAAGGGCACGGACGACTTGAAACGGTCGGGAAGCCGCTGCCCGTGCTCCATGCACCAGCCAGCAAGATCAAGGGCGCGCTCGATGAACCCGCAGTCGAACAGCCAGACAAGGGCATAGCCCAGCAGGTCGTGCGTCTGTCCGGAGTCACGGAACCGGTTGATGTACTCGGCATACTTGGGCAGGAGCGTATCGCGCTTGAATACGGCCTTCCGCTCGAACGAGGCGATGCTGTGCAGGGCCTCCAAGTCTTCGGCAAGGCTTGCGGATACAAGCGCCGCCGTCTGGTTCGCGGCGAGAAGCCCGGCCTTTCCGCTGGCGATGACGGACGGGGAAACCACAGTTTCACCCTCGCCGTTCCCGGCTTTCGCGGCCCGCTGTCGGGCAAGCATCAGGCTCATTTCTAGGCCCCCCCGCCGGACGCGGCCTTCCATGTCTTTTCGCCATAGAACACCACGGCTGCGGGTTCGATGCCCACGAACTTTTCCGGGACTTCAACGACATATCCTTCGTTGCGGGAGTTGAAGTCTTCCACGCGGTCTTTCTTGGGGTTGTCGAGGATATGACGCCGCCAGCTTCCGTCCTGCACATAGATCGACAAGTTGTCGTAACTGGTGACGACAAGGCCACGGGCCGGGAAGTTCGAGGGGCTTTCCCACGGCAGGCCGCCGAACGAAACCAAGGCGGAATTGATCGCCGCCTTTTCCGTGGGCGTGCGGCCCATCTGGGCAAGCAGAGCGGCCTTTTCGCGGGCAATGAGTTCCGTCCCGATGAGCGCGACAAGCCCCGTCCGCATATACGTGGGGATGCCTTGCACCAAGTCGTTGACGGCGACGTCAAGGTTCGCCCAGTCCGCTCCGTCTTCGGAACCGATCCGGAGTTCCCCGGTCGTCTCGCCTTCGGCAAGGATGTTCTGGGGGATGGCGTCACGGATGTACTGGAGCCAGCCCTTGTTGACGTCCTGCAACAACGGGTTCGACGACAAATCCGTGGTGTCAGCAGCGCTCGTGCCGTACCAGCCGACAAGCTCCCTGTCGTTTGCAATCCGCGCCTGCACATACCGTGCGTAGCGTTCCGCCATATCGGGGAACTTGGCCCATGCGTCCATCGTCGCGTAGCGCATGAACACATCGGAGTTCGTCTGCTTGAGCTGGTACTTGTACGAGACAAGCCCCAGCACGTCGCGGGGGACGCGCTCGACACTGTCCTTCGTGGTGTCGGAACGTCCCGACACGGGGCCGGACGCGCTGCCGAGCACGTTTTCCCCGGCGAGTTCATCCACCGGCACGATGTTGATCTTGGGGAGGAACGTGGACTGTTCGACAATCTTGTCCTGCAAACGCTGTTGCAGGGTCGGTTCGACCGCGAACTGGACATTCATGGAAGGCACGCCGTAGCTGGCGGCGAGCTTGTCACACATCTGATTGAATTTCAGGCGGGTATTCTGTCTCATGGAACCTCCTAAAGCAGCTCCGCTTCGGGGGCGGGGGCCGTGGTTTCAGGCGCGGGGGTGCCGGGCTTGGCCTGTTCCATGCGCGACCGGAGCGCGTCGAACTTTTGGGAGAGTTCGGAAACGGAATCCCGCAACGCGGCGAACTCGCCCTGTACGGGCTGTTCCGGGCCGGATTCCGGCTTGTCTTCCTTCTGCCGCTGCGTCATCAGGGCGTCGAACTTTTCAGACAAGCCCGTCACGGCATTGAGCAACGCGGCGTACTCTTCTTTCGTCATGTCTTCCTCATCATGCGCCGGGGATTCCCCCGAACGGAAAAAATGAATGATCTTCCGGACAAGTCCGTATTCCTCAGCCGAAAGAGCCGGATTGTCGGGGGAAAGGGAAAACGCGAGACCGGGCAGGACATGGCATCCGCCTCCCTGCCCGGAAAACCGCATCATGGACGTGCCGAGGCTTGCCGGGCTGTCAGTCACGCCGAGGCCGGTCAGGTAGGCTTTCCCGGTCTGGGCAAAATTTTCCGTGACTTCGATGCTGAAAAAGAGGCCCTGATTCCGGGTGTTCTCATAGATGTACTGGTCGTTCGGGCAGAGCCTCCCGGACAGCGTGACGACGCCGTCGGCGTCTTCGGCCCTGAGTTCCAGAACATGACCGAAGTTCCCCGCCCAGCGCCGGTGCTCAGGCCAGAGCAACGCCGTGTAGGTGTCGGGGTTGTAGGTTTCCGCCATCTGGGTCAGCCATTCGGGTTTGATTTCCCGACCGTCGACGCAGGGGCCGGACTGCGCGATACGCACAAAATCGGTGGAAAGGTTCGGTTTGCTCATGGGCAGAGCATAGCCGACGGGCCGGTTCATGCAAGAAAATCAATTCCGATTTCAATGAGATAGGAATTTTTAGGCATGGCAAGAGAGGGGCGTATGTGTATGCTTTCCTCATGAAATCCACACCTAGATCATGGCCCGAAGAAGTCAGGCAGGCGGCCCGTTCCCTCTACCTGCGCCGCTCTACCGTGGGGGAAGTGTCCACCACGCTCGGCGTCCCTGTCCGGACGCTCTACAACTGGGTCGAGGCCGGGCGCTGGGATGACCTCCTTTCCCATGAGGGCGCGGAGGAGGCCACAGCCCGGCGGCTGGCGGTACTGATTGAGCGGGAGGCGAAACAGGCGGACGACCTCAGAGAGATCGACACGTTGGTGACGACCCTCGAACGGCTCCAGCGTCTCAGGCTGCGGGAACGGGGACTGGAAGGCGTGGCGGAACGGGAAGAGGGCAAGGAAAAGGCGGGCGGGAAGCGGAAAAAGAAGCTCAAAAACGATGTGTCGCATCTGTCCGAGGACGACTTCACCGAGGCGTTCCATAAGCGATTCTTTCCATACCAGCGCGAGCTGCTGGAAACCCGCAAGCACCGGAACCGCTTTTTCCTCAAGTCCAGACAGCTCGGCTTTACATGGTATTTCTCACAGGAAGCCTTTGAAGACGCCTGCCTCACGGGTGACAATCAGATTTTCTTGTCGGCAACCCGCGCCCAGTCCGAGGTTTTCAGGTCGTACATCGTCGACCTTGCGAAAGAGGCTTTCGGCATTGAGCTGAAAGGGAACCCGCTGGTGCTGCACACGGCGCACGGAACAGCTACCCTCTACTTCCTCAGCAACAACAGCCGGAGCGCCCAGAGCTATCATGGACACGTCTACATTGACGAGGCGTTCTGGGTGCAGGGCTTCAACAAGCTGTACAAGGTCGCCACGGGCATGGCGGCACACAAGAAATGGCAGCGCACGCTCCTTTCGACGCCCAGCGCCGTCACGCACGAAGCCTATGACCTGTGGACCGGCGACCGCTTCCAGAAGCGGTTCAAAACCAAACGGGCCGTGTTCCCCTCCCCCAAAGCCTTACGGAAAGGCGCGGTCTGTCCCGATACCTTCTATCGGAAAATCATCACGCTGGAAGACGCGATCGCGGGCGGCTGCAACCTCTTCGACATTGACGCCCTGCGCCTTGAATACTCCGGGGACGAGTTCCGGAACCTCTTCATGTGCGAGTTCGTTGACGACACCCAATCCGTGTTCAAGCTGTCCGATCTCGAAAAGTGTTATGCGGACACGGAAACATGGACGGACTTTGACCCGAACGCGGAGCGGCCTCTCGGCAACATGCCGGTCTGGGGAGGCTATGACCCGTCCCGGAGCCGTGACGACGCCAGCTTCGTCATCGTAGCCCCTCCGCTCAAGGAAGGCGGCGCATACAGGCTGATCGCACGCTACAAATGGCTCGACAAGTCCTACCTCTGGCAATCCGAACGCATCCGGGAACTTGTAAACCGCTACAACTTCCAACACATCGGCGTCGACGTGACCGGCCCCGGCATCGGCGTTTTCGAGCAAATCCGCTCTTTCTTCCCGCAGGCAACGCCGATCCTTTACTCCGTCCAAACCAAGGCACAGCTCGTCCTGCGGGCAAAAGAGCTTATCGAAGAACACCGGCTCCAGTGGGATGCCTCACAGAACGACATTGCCCACGCTTTCCTTACCATCCGTCAGGGAACCACGGACTCAGGGCAAATCACCTATTCGGCGTCCCGGACAAGCTCGACCGGACACGCGGACGTGGCATGGGCCATTATGCACGCGCTTGAGGCGAAGCCTTTGGGCAGACAAAGGGGCGGCTGCGTCATTGCCGTCTGACAAGAGGAAACATGAAGAGACAGAAAGCGGAACCAAAGAAAACGGAAGCGACGGCCTTTAGCTTCGGAGATCCGGAGCCGGTCTTGCAGGGCGGGATTTATGAGTATGTGGGTATATGGCTACTCGACAACGGGCGGTACTACTCAACCCCCGTCCCCCTGTCCGGACTGGCGCGGCTGCTCAAGGCGAACGCCTACCACGGCCCGATCCTTGAGTTCAAGGTCAACATGGCGATGCGGGGGTTTCGACCGTCCGCCGCCCTGTCCCGCAGGGACATGCATGCCGTCAGCACGGACTACATGGTTTTTGCGAACGCCTACCTCCAACTTGCCCGAAACTGGCTGGGCGAGGTCGTCAGGGCAAGCCACCTGCCCGCCATCAACATGCGCCGGATGCGCGATCCCGAACGCTACGGCCTGCTGCTTCCGAACGGGCAGTTCCACGAGTTCGAGGCCGGGGAAGTCCTGCACCTGAAAAACTATGACGTGTGCCAGACCATCTACGGCTTGCCGGGCTACCTTGGAGCCATCCAGTCCATGCTCCTCAATGAGGACGCGACCCTGTTCCGCCGCCGATACTACAAAAACGGCGCGCATGTCGGCTACATCTTTTATAGTTCCAGTTCCGCTCTGGTCCCGGAGGAACAGGAGATGATCAAAAAGTCCGTCATGGAATCGCGGGGCATCGGGAACTTTCGGAACATGTTCATCCATATCCCGAACGGACGCGAGAAGGATATCCAAATCCTCCCCGTGGGCGACTTCTCGACCAAGGACGAGCTGGAGCGGATCAAGAACATCAGCCGGGACGACATTATCGCGGCGCACCGCATCCCGCCCGCGATGGCCTCCATCATACCGACGAACACCGCCGGATTCGGGGACATAACCAAGGTTGACGCCGTGTACTTCCGAAACGAAATCGTGCCGATCCGGGAGGTCCTGCTGGAAGTGAACGAGGTATTGCCTCCGGCGCTCCGCGTCGCGTTCACTGACGCAACCCCCGAAAACCAGTAGCGAATAGGAAAAAATCCCCCTATACTGTGCAGGATTTCAAGGGGGAAAACATGAGAGTATATTGTCCTGTATGCGGGCATGTTTCGAGAATCTGCACCCGGACGAAACTGTCCGCGATACTGTCAAACCTGTACTGCATCTGCAACAACCCGATGTGCGCTCATTCGTTCGTTATGGATCTCGCCTACAACCACACCTTGTCCCCATCGGCCTATGACTTGCCGAAAGACATTCGGGACAAGCTGCCGAAGACAAAATCCCGCAGGCAGATACAGCTCCTTTTTGAAGGCATCGCATGACAAAGGCCCCGCAATGCGGGGCCTTTTCTTCATCAGCAGGAAGCCTGCCGGTATTCCTGAGCGGCACGGACAATCAGCCCGGAACGGGTAAACCCGTATTCCTTCGCCTTCTTGTCTATTTCGTCCAGAGCGGAACGGGGAACGGATATCGTTACCTTTACCGGCACCATATCCAGTTCCGGGGCGGCTACAAGCTGATAGACCGTATCCGCCGGGGTGCTCAGGCCATCCAGCGCCCGTTCTTCCTCCACCTTTTTCCGCACGGCCTCCAGCCCGGACGGGGCAGGAATTTCTTTCCTTTCCGCCGCCATGTCCTGCAACACCAGCCGCAGGACGTCTTCCGCCATGAACATGGCCTCTTCCAGCGTTTCGCCGCCGGTAAAGCACCTCGGAACATCCGGGAAATAGACGGAATACCCGCTGCCGTCCTCTTCGGGGACGAATGCCGCAATATAATACTTTTTCATATGTTGGCCCCTTCATGGGGGGAGTTGCCTCCCCCCTGCTCAGGTTACTTCATCTTTATGCCGGACTCGCGCTGAATGCTTACGAGGGTACCAGTCGGGATGTCCCGCCCCTTGTGCCGCCATATGGGGATTTTCTTTTTCCCGTCCGGGCTTACGGCTAGGGTATGGTTGGTACCTTCTTCAAATGTCCATCCGGCCTCCGCCAGTTTCTTTCTGACCTCTCGTTCCGTGGTCATGTGGCCTCCCGTTGAAAAAAGATATACGTAATTTTTTACGTATAGTCAACTTTTTTACGTAATAAATTACATCTTTTTCTTTTCTTCCGCTTCCAGCGCCTCGGCGCACCGCTTCACATCGTCAGCCAACAGGACAAGCAGGCAGGCGAACCCGGCCCGGTCTTCACTGAGCAGGCTTGAAAGGTTGTGCAGGGCTTCCGCGTCCTCAAACAAGGCCGTGATCGGGTCAAATTCCTCACTGCGGTATGACGGCATAACCTTCCCCCTCTCCGGCAACAGGTGACAGGGCGTCAGCCATACGCGAGACGTCCCCGGACAGCCATTCAAGTTCCAGCCGGGAAGCCGCCAGCGACTCGCCAGCCAGCGCCAGCAACGCGGGATCGCCCGTGTCGATGCCTTGGCGAAGCGTCGCCAGAGCCGCCGCGCATGAGCCGCGCACGTCCGCAAGGTCAGCCAGAAGCCGGGCAAGCCCGGCGGCGACAGCCACGGCGTCCGCGTATCCGTCAGGTTCGTACGGGATGCAGTCTTGTCTCATGCCGCCACCTCACGGTTGAGAATGCGGCGGCACCATGCGAGGCCGCGATCGCAGTTCTCGGCAAGGGCTTCCGGAGACGGCGGGAAGGATTCCGCGCGGAACTGAGAGGCCGCAACGGATACGGGCGCTTCCCGTCTGGGAACTCGAGGTTTCCCCGTCTTCGCATTGGAAAGCCATGCACGCAGGAAGCGCCAGACATTGCGGATCGGCGTGCGCTTTTCGGACTGCCAGTCCCGGATGCGGGTTATCTCCGCCTGCACGTCAACGTCCGGGAAGTCGCGCTGCAGCGCCTCCAGCATATCCACAGGGACAAAAAAACCGTCCGTCCCGATCTGATCTTCTTTTTCCCTTTCCTGTTTCTTTTCCGATTCCCCGGTGGGTACGGATACCGTATCCGCAGGCGCAAAAATATGCGGGTAGCGGTCGCAAATGGCCCGCCGGATAACGCAGGAAGGCACGGTCGGGAACAGCGCCCGGAGCGACAAAAGGAGCTTGGGGCTGGTCGTGCATTGATGCCGGACAAAGTTGCATACCCAGATCGCGCCGCCGTCAATCAGGACTTTGCCGTCCCGCTCCAGCGCGGCGAGGCCAGCGGCCACGCCCTCCTCCGTCAGCCCCGTTTCAAAGGCGATCTTGCGCCGGGACACGGTGAGGACGCCGAGGTTGTTGGTGTGGGGGGACGAGAACAGGTAGACGTACAGCAGCTTGTCCTGCGGCTCCATGCCCTCGACGTAGGGATCGTTCCAGAAGTCCATGCGGATGGTGCGGTATGTCGCCATTACGCCACCTCCAAGACCAGCTTGTTGCCAGCCAGCAGCCACCACACGCGGCGGCGCTGGAACGGCAGGGGCAGTTCTTGAAGGGCTTGTGCGGCGGCCTCTTCGCCGTAACGGGTGAGCTTGTGGACGAGAAGGGACAGGGGGACGCGCCCGGCGCACCTGCCGGGGCGGGAGAGGAAAACGGTTGCGGACATGGAACACCTCTTTCGGATTGAAGGGATTGAAAAGCGTTGAACATAAAAAAGGCGGAACAACGCTCCCCGGCCCGAAAGAGGCCGCCTGAGTCTCACGAACATCAGGACGTTGTTCCGCCAATATGTAACCGCACACCTTGGATCTCTCCTAGGGTGCAATGGTGGCAGGAAACAAAAGAACCGACATTTTCGCCAGCTTGGGACTGGTGAAGGCTTCGGCAAGCCTCTTTCGGTTTAGGGAAGGTCAGAGTAGGAAAAAAGTTCCGGGGTGTCAAGTCAGATATAACGAGTATCCATTTGTGAACCTTCCATACATCTCATTAACGTACTAACAGTATTCCAGTTGATTTTTGCAAAAAAAGCGTCTTTGGAAATGTACTCTGAAAGTTCTTCTAAAAAGCTATCTGCCCAAAGATAATATTCTTTTTTCCTTAAACAAAAAATAGATATTGGTTTAAATTTTATTGATACTCCAACATCAAATCTATATGGTTCAACATCATTAAAACTGTCATTAGAATGTATATATTTCCTAAAAAAACATCTTCTCACAAGAGAAGAGTATCCATCATACATACATGATAAAGAAATTGTGAATATATAATTATCAATTAAAATTGTATTCTTATTTTTCCTCTTGATCTTACTATTCCTTGGCAGTAGCAATTCAAACTTTTCATATAGAGTTCCTTCTTTACCATTTATTGATACGAACTCTTCATCTTCATTCTTATCAGGAATGCAGTCAATAAAATATTCACGATTATTAATATCTTCAGAAAATATTTTCAGAAATCTATTTTCAAGCAAAATATCTGGTATTTCATACCTATCTATCACCTTTATATCATTTAATTTATTAAGTTTAAAATAACTATTCAAATGAGTACAAAGCCTATTTAGAATACAATATTCTATTAATTCATTCAATATATCACAACTCTTACTTGTTTTTAATATATAATTTCCATTTTCATCAATATAATCAACTCTCAAACCATTTTTTATCCATATGTTTTTTAGCGCCTTATTTTCTGAAAGGGCAGCCTTTAAATAATAAGACATATTCTCTACAATTTCATATTCTTTTATATTATATATATTATGTGTTTTTTGATTATATATAAAAAAACCTTCGTAATCAATTGTTTTATTTAATTTTCTATAATCGTATAATATAACTACAAAAATCACACCCAGACTAAAGAGCATTCCTAAAACTATTAACATTATAGGTTGACTAGAAATTTTCAACAAAGAAATGACCCCTGTTGCCATCAAATTAACACCCAATGCTATTAAAATAGAAACAATAATAAGTTGCCTAACTTGATCTTGCTGTGAAAACAATGGTTCGATTATTTTTTCTTTTATCATAAAATTTTAATAATATATAAAGGTTAACAGTGTAATTTTTTCTACCATCCTAACTTTTCATCTTCTATGTCCAAGACATCCACCAAAAAATCTTCTACCTCGTACCGCTTGCTGCCTTTGAGTATCTTGGTAGTGATATTCGACAGGTTAAATGTCCGTTCCTCATTCCGAAGATGGCACAAGCCTCTCAGATAAACCCCGCCCGTCGCATCAACCATCACGCTGGACAACGTGACCCTGCGCCGGGACTTCTCGCCCCGACGGTTCTCATAGGTAAATTCTATATCCTCGCTGCCCCGCCATACCGTGGAAAGCCCCTGTTCCCACCTGTCCATGTACTCGCTGTTCGCCTTCACCGGGGCCTTCCGCGCCTTCTTTGACGCAAGCTCCAGAATCTCCCCGGTATCCGGGTCGTAATACTCGCCCTCCGGCGTCTTCGCGGCGGGCCTTGGGGTAGAAGGAATCTCGTTTTCCAGCTCCGGCACGGACTTCTCAAATGTTCGCGCTGCGGCCTCTTCCGCTACAGACAATGCGGCGGCCTTCTGCCTTCTTTCCTTCACGGCATCCCAGCCACCGCTCAGGCAAGCCATAGCTCCCAACCCTGCCCCCAACGCGATAAGAAGCGCAAAGACACTCCCCATCGTGCTGTAAATACTAAAGAAGGCAATACAGAGAACTCCAAAGAAAATCCCCCCGACAAACAACAACCCCGGACTTACTCTCCTTCCAGCCATATTCCCCCCTATCAGAAATTCTATTATGAGTTTGCCCTTTTTCTAATGCGGAAAAAAATGCCGGTCAACGCAAAAGCCCCAGCCATGCGGAAACATGACTGGGGCAACGAGGGCTGCGATATTATCGCGAAGGGATATAAAAGGGTGCGCCTGTGGGAACCGCGTGAAGCCGGTGTTGCTCGCTACGATCAAAGGCTATGAGGTATTTTGCTATATAATCGGTATGTTACAATTCTTCAAGCATTCTCCCTGACAGGTACCCATGCGAAAATATGAGTTGTGAATGTGCTGATATAATGAAGCAATAATAATTAAATAACCTTATTTAGCAACATTTTTTACATTAAATACAAAATGTTATGGTAGTTTTATGGGATTTTATGGGATTTTATGGGATTTTATGGGATTTTATGGGGAAGTGTAAAAAGCTCCCTTTCTTTCTCCATGCTGAACCAGTATTCCTTTTTTTCTTAATTTTTTTAAAATGGCAGTCGCTTGGCTGGGTGTCATTTGGCAAAGTGCAATAACTTCAGCTCTACGGATTTGTCCTTTCTTTTTAAGTAAATTTTTAATCATTTCCTCATGTTGAATATCAGAAAATCCAGATTGACGAATGTAGCCTAACGTATTGCCTGTTGCTTCGTAGACTGCTGCCGATAAAATATAGCTCCGCCCTCTCCCTTTGCCTTGCGCTTCAATCAATCCTTTCTCAACAAGGTGTTCCAATTCTTTTTTTACTCTTCCCACTTCCCAATGAAGAACCTCTACAAGTCTACTCGTTGTACATCTACGTTCCTCTCTAATGGCAGAAAGAACAAGAAGACTATTTACAGGAATATCCTTAGACTGTCTGCTCTCTACTGACACAATAAATTTTAGGAAATTGAGATCCGCTTTATCTGTAGAAATGGATAGCACAACATCTGTTGATGTTGTTCTTCCATAATCTGGTTTTGAACGCCCGAACCGCAATACGCCTCTGTAAATTTTATCAACTCCACGTCCTACTCTATCCACAAAACCTATTCTATACATTGCATCAGCCAAAGTACGATTGCGAGGGTGTGGCTGTACGTTTAGAATATTTTCAATAGTTACCCCTTCTACAAATCCTCCGGGGTTACTAATAACAAACTCATCATCTTTAAGCTGTATATACACAGCATTACTTATAGAATAATCTCTATGAATGAGGGCATTAAGAACAGATTCTCGAAAAACTTCCTTATCAACTCTAGGGGCCGCAACCCTTAATAAGCCTATTTGGATTTCTTCTTCTGGATTATAAGGAATAAATATCTCTTGTAGCCTTTCCAATGATTTAAGCAATGGTGTTCTAAAAAATTCATTGAATAAAATAGCATCTCCATCGAATACCTGAAAGGCAAACTCGTGCCCTGGTATAAAACGTCTAAGAGATATTTCTTTTCCAATAAGCAACATGCCTGTAACAGTTGGCACTCGCATACCATTTTCTTCACATGTTAGTCCTAAAGCTCCTTCAAGTTCCTCATCCTCCAGTTCCAAAAGAACCTTATCTTTGCCGTATACCTGAATAGTCTGGCGTAGCCGTATCCTCTCAAGAGGATCGAAATCTTCTAGTGTGGCGCCATGAACAGGCTGTGCAGACAGATCAAATATTCCCATTTTGCCAGCACGGATAGTGCGATCTTCTGAAGTCATCGGTATATTTTCAGGGGTCCCGTCTGCTTTGAGGCGTCGCCTAAGGTAGAGACCTCGTTGGGTGCACACCTCGGTACGAGATTTTTGAACGACTATGCGGGCAACCCGCAGCCCTCTTATTGTAAGTATTTCAACAGAAGGCATCAGCGTTGGGTTGGTGTTTGTTGCAATAGCCCCTTTAATTTGCTCCTCACCCTTTTCTGGCTTGAAAAGCCCAGTAACCGTTCCATTATCTTCGACACCTAACCAAAGTTCACCGCCTTCTGTATTGGCTAAGCCAACGATGGCGGCTGCCAAATCGGCATTCGGTAAATTGGTTCTGTCGCTTTTAAATTCAACGGTCAGGCTTTCTCTTTGAGGAATATCCCGCATTCAAGGCTCCCACAATTAAAAATATAATTATTTCATATATATTTTATAAAAACTGTTTTTCCATTCAACATCCGAAATAAAGAACTGACTCTTTATCACTCTGTATTCGCTTTTTCATGAAGGGTTCTGCAAAAAGCGTCAAGGGCTCCGCGCGCGCCGCAAATTATTCCAAAAGAGTTTTCTTAAAAATGGGGTAGGGCTTCGGAAAATGGTAAGGTTGGTAAGGCGGCTTTTCAAAGAGCATAAAAATCTATGTATTCAAACAGGATAGAAAAGAACGTAAATGGTAAGAAAACGGTAAGGTAATGGTAAGGTAAAAGGTAAGGTGTAATAAAAACAGTCTATTATGCAACAGAGAAAAGGTAAGGTAAGGGTAAGGTTTTATGGTAAGAATCTTACCCTGATCTTACCATTTTCTTACCTTTTCAATATCCCGTGTATCCTTATTTATTACAATATATTATATATAAAAAAAGAATATGCCTTACCAATCTTACCATTTTCCGAAGCCCCCTATACTTTTTCAAGCCGTTCTGAGCCGCGATCGCGCCTTTTCCCGTAACACATTACAATCTATGACAAACATCTCGCGGAGATTTTGGCCCTCTCCGGACACAAAAAAAGCCCCCGCCTCATGTGAAGCGGGGGCGGACACCATGCGGACACTACCTGTTGAGCGACGCCTTGAGGCCGGAGGCCATGTGGAACGTCACGCCCCGGTGCGGGGGAACCGCCACCTCTTCGCCGGTCTTCGGATTGCGCCCGCGCTTCCCGCCGCGCATCACAGGAACCAGCACGCCGAAGCCGCCCATCACGACGCGGTCGCCGTCCGTCAGGGCTTCCGTCATTGTTTCAAGGAAGGCGTCGACAAGCGCCCTGCTCTCTTTCAGGCTTATGCCCAAACGGGCCGCAAGAGCACGGGTAAGCCCCATTTTTGAGAGACCTCTATTCGTCGGCATGGCTGGCCTCCTTTTCCGGGTCGTATGTCGTCACCAGCGTATGAACCTTCTTGGCAAGTACAGGGTCGGTCACAAGGCTGACACACGCAAGTATCTGGTCGTCAGAGCCGGTAAACGTCGAGGTCACGGAACCGAACCCGTGCCCCTCCATGCTTGCCAGCAATTCCCCCACCGTGTTGTTGTCATTGATTCCGAGGGATTCACTCAACATTCTCCGCGCTCCTTCCGTAATCTGCATCGTGTACGCTCCTTGCCGTTTCAGGGTTGATTTTCACATATTCGCCACAGGCAAAGCAGAAAAGACGCCATGAGGCGCGATCCCACGTTTCCCTGACTTCCGTTCGCCATGAACCGCACACGGGGCACAGAAACCCCATGAGCGGGTCAGGATGCTTCCCCCAGCTACTTTTTGAAAACCCAGCATTTGTAGGATCGGTTTTCATGCTTGCTCCAGATCACCTTGTTGTTTTCGATAAACTTATGCCGCTTGCAGTTGGGGAAGAGTTTCTTGAGGGCCTGCGTATCAAAGACAGGCTGCCCGGCGCTTCGGGACAGTTCCATGAAGTGGTTCAGGTTCACCGCGATCACGGCGTCGTCCGTCGCATGGTTCAGGCGATCGGGTTTGCCCTTCTCGGTAGAAATGTCGTTCAGGTAGTCGAACTGATCCCAGAACTGTTCGAGAAGGGGGTGATCCGCAAGCAAACGGCGTTCCCGCTCGATGGCGCGGCCCAACAAATATTCTTCCAGCCCGTCCCGCCATTTTTGATCGAAGACGGGAAAAAGGACGGACAGGGCGCACCCGCAGGCCGCGACCTGAGCATGGTTCTTGATGACGCGCTCGTTCCGCAGGGCTTCCGATGCGGAATAGCGGGCCTCAATTTCAACAAAGGCTTTCCGGTATTCGTCGAGTATGGCGCTTTCGGCTTTCAGGGCTGCGGTCAGGAAACCGCCCACGTCCTCAGCCCGCTGACGCTCGAACCAGCGGGCGATCTCGCGTGAGCCGGGGGTGTGGTGTTTCTTGTCCGCGTGGCAGTGGACGATACGCTGCAGCAACGCTTCGGAGCCGTCGACCTCCGCGTTCTGAGCGATGAGGAGCGCCCCTTGGAACAGGTGCTCCTCTGTCGCGTTCGAGCGGGTGGCGACGCCCAGCGTACCCGTGCCGCGCCCGTTGAAGAAAGGCTTCATTTCGTCAAAACCGAACTGGCGCTGTTTCGCGTCCTTCTCCCCGTCACGGTCTGATTCGATAATGACCACGGGCAGGTTGGAGACTTGCGAGAACGCCCTGCGCCGCCCGGCCTGCGTCGCTTTCAGAAGGTCGAACCCTTCGTACTCGTCACGCCCCAGACACTTCCACAGGAACTCAAGGATGGTCGACTTGCCCGCGCCGGGTTCGCCGGTCAGCTCGAAAAAGGGGAAGCTCTTTTGCTCCAGACGGATTTGCTGGACGAACAAGGAACCAAGAAAGAAGGCGAGGGCCGCGATGCCCTGCCAGTGGAACGCTTTGGCGTAGTCCGTCAGCCAGTCCGGGGAAAACTTCCCGGACGTGTTGATCTCGATTCCGGCGAGGCCCGTCTTGATGCCCTGTTTCCCGATTTCAAAGTAATCATGCTCATTGATCGGGATTTCCTTGCCTCCGCAGTAGGCGTGTTTCTGGAAGACATAGGCTTTCAGCTCCGGCACATAGCCGATGTAGGGCACGGAACTGATCTTCAAGATTTTGTTCCCCAGCCAGTGGCCTATGAGGTACTTGAGGTTCCCGGCAGAGCCGTAGAAGGTGCCGCCGCCCGTCTTGCTCAGGAGGGCCTTGTGGAACGTCTTCGGCTCCGTGATGGCGCTGCCTTCAAGCCTGATTGTCTCTTTGGGTGCCCCGTTGCTGTAATTGATCTCGAACACGTACCGCTGTTCGTCCATGATTGCGTCACATTCCAGATACAGAAATTTCGGGAGGACGTTGGAAATTTGCGAAACGGTGCCGTACAGCCGGAACACGTCGCGCCCGCGTTCGCTCCGCAAATAGTCGTAGCGGTCTTTCGTGTCTTCCCCGGCCTCCTGCACCAGCGTCTTGTGCAGCTCTTCTTTCACTTCGACGGCGTACAGCGCGTTCTTAAATTCGACGGTGTACTTTTGGAGCCGGTTGGTAATGTAATCATGGACGTACTTGTGGTAGGCCACCTCGTCCGCCGTTCCGGACATATAGAGCCGCCCACGGTACAGGCACTCGTCAAGAAAGGCCGGGGTGAGCATTTCCTGCCGGTACAGGTCGTCCCAGTCCCGCGCATCCGGAGGAATGCAGACAAGGCATGGCTTCTCCGTCAGGGCGTTGACCTTTCCGGCATAGGCCCGAAGTTTGCCGCCTTTCATGGTATCCCGATCAAGCGCAACAACCCATCGGGCCTCGGGGCAGGCCCTGATTATCTTCTCCGGCACATTCCCGGATGAAAACCCGGCCACGGCCTTGATCCCCGCATGGTAAAACGCGATGGCGTGGAAAACGCCTTCGACAAGAAAGACGCGATCCCCGGCCTCTATGGTTTGGTCGGGGTGCATCCAGCCTTCGCCTTTGTAGACGAATCCCTCTGCCGTCCGCTTCCCGCCGAAGTTCGCCTTTTGCCCGTCCTTCTTCGTTTTGCCGATGAGCCGTTCCCACCAGCGGGTCTTCTGCGCATCTATGTAGAAACGGACGGTCGGCACGATCTCGGAAGTTCCGGGAATGTGATACGCCGCCTGCTCATAGCAGCCGCGGATTTTGCTCAGGTCAAAACCGCGGTCGAGCCCCAGATAGGCGTCCGCGGTTGCAAAGGGTTCCTTCTCCGTTGGCGGATAGCGCCGGACGAAGTCCGAAAAGAGATCGGGCAGGAGGTTCCGGACAGACTCACGATACCCGCAGTTGACTTCCCGGCTGCACATCACCTGCCACGGCATGGACTTGCGGACGAGCAATTCCGGCTTTCCGCACTGGGGACACAGGCCCCGCAGGTAGTTGCCCTTTTCTTTGAAGGCAAACGTCGATTCCCTGAGCAGAGCTTCGACGACCTGTTCCGGGCTGATATCGCGCCTCATTGTTTCCCCGCCAGCATTCGTTCCGTGGCCCGCAGATCCGCGATCGCTTCCAGTTCATCGGAAACGCACACATACAGTTCAGCGATAATACCCCGAAGTTCCTTAGCCTCAAGCCTTCCGTCCGCAATGGCCCTCTTCCCTTTCTTTGCGGCCTCCCCCAAAGAAACGAACAAGCCATTCAGACGAATCATAAGCGCGGCACAGTCGATCTCCTCAAAGGCATCCGGTTGCCGCTTCCGGGCCTTGCCGTACATGCACTCCAGAATGATTTCATTCCCCAGCACTTTGCAGAGTTTGGGAATGTCACGGGCTGACGGCAGGTGGTCATTCAGGCCAAAAACATGCTGGACGTTGTGCATCGTCCAGCCCATTTCCCGCGCCACCGTCGTCTGGGTCTTTCCACTTCTCTGAAATGCCAGCTTGAAGGCGTCTTTCAAGTCCAGCAACGCCAGCTCGTTCCGGTAATTCTCGCTCATTGTACAGACCTCCTCGAAAATGTACCGGAGTTATGCAGCGTTCTTGTTGAGCTTATTGTTGATGCTCTTGCAGGCGTTCCGGATTGATTCATCAGAAACGGCCCCAGATTCCCGAAGCTCCCTGAGCAACAGACGCAGAAAGACGGCACGAGCGCCCACGATGTACCTATGCCGGGCAGAGCGTGACAACGTGTCGATATTTCCCCTGCATATCCTGAAGGTACGGCCTTCAATTCCTAAGTGTTTTGATATGGTTGTATGATTTCCATAGACAAGGGTCATGACTTTGATGGCTCGAATGAATGTATTTGCTTTCATAGAGCCAGATTAGGAAATTTTTTCCTTCACCGTCAAGGAAAAAATAGACGGAGAGATTAGGAATTTTTTTCCGTATAAAAGAGCTATGAAAAATCCAGATATGTTTGAGCAGCTTTTTATTGAGGAAGTATCCGCCGCCGTTGAAAAACGGGGCTGGACACACACGTTTTTCGGGAACTCCGTCTTTGGGCATGAAGGCGGCAGGATATGGAGAACGGCGAGAGATCCGAAAGGGCTTCGGAACAAGCCCCGGAAGATCGGGATTGCTGAGGGATACAAGATAGCGCAATTACTTGAAATAGATTTTTCCAGCCTGATTTGGAAAATTGAGCAAAGGATGAAGGCAGAAGAAGAAAAGGAATAAAAAGAGGAAAAAATTTCCCTCAAAAGACTTTACTAAAGGGAATTTTTTTCCTAGTTAGACGGGCTGGAGGTAGCAGTTATGCCCGCTAACACTGGTCTTTTACCTGTTCGTGAAGCCTCGGAACGTATCGGCGTATCGCCTCAAACCATGCGGAACTACTGCAAGATTGGAAAAGTAAAAGCTCTAAAAACTCCGGGGGGGCATTGGCGCATTCCGCTCCATGCCCTTGATACGTACCGCCCCGGAAAGGAAAGAGTTGAAGAGATTTGCAGGCGGTTCGAGCATGAGTCTACGTGATCCTTTCCTCCGTGGGGCGATCTGGTATTGCGAAGTAGATCGCCAGCGCGTGAGCCTCAAGACGAAAGACAAGGGGGAGGCCCTTTCCCGTTTTGCTGAAATACGGAAACGCTATTTGGAAAAACTTGCTGGCACTCCACTCCATGTAGACAACCTCATAACGATAGGCGAGTTTGCCGCCGAGTATACGGCATGGGCAGAGGGCGCAATCAAATCAAAAAAGACATTTAAAGCTAACTTGTTAGCTTTAAAAAAGATTATTTCCGTCACTGGTCGCTCTCTCTTATTGTCAGAAGTGAGGGCGAGGCACATTGATATGCTCATTGCAAGGCATCGAAACTGTAAGAGCGTTTCAATAAACAACTATATTCGACATGCACGGGTCGTCATGAATAAAGCCGTGGACTGGGAGTACATACCGGCAAACCCCTTTGAGAAAATCAAACTGTTGCGGGAAAGCAAGGAACCACCGCGTTTTATCCCGCCGAGTGAGGTCATAGACTTTTTACAGGGCATTGATGACGTTGACGAGCGAAGACTCCTGACGGCGTATATTTTTTCAGGACGCCGCCGCTCTGAGCTCATGGGTTTAAAATGGGAACATATCCACATAGATACGAACGAATACTATATCAGCAGCACCACTTCAAAATCCAATGTCTCGCGCTGGTATCCCATGCACCCCATGTTCAAGTCCGTTTTGCTTGCCGTAGGCCCGAAACGCTCCGGGCGTGTTTTCAACCGCTGGTCACACCCGGATACCATAACGCACATAGCCAAAAAAGCGTTAGAGCAAGGCGGGTACCCCAATCTTTCGCTCCACAAGCTGAGGCACACCTTTGCCACGCTCCTAAAAGAAGGCGGCGTGGATCTGGATACCATCGGGAGTCTGTTAGGGCATAGCGACAGAAGCGCGACAGAAATTTACGCACACATCACGGACAACCGCCAGCGTGCCGCCCTTTCTGCCATTCCATGCGGAAAAGTCGCCCTAGAAAACTAACGCCAAAACTGTCCGCAGGATGCGGACAGCGCCATGCAATTCTAGCGAGTTTTCTCTGTTCCGAATTTTCTTTAATCTGTTACATTACAGATAGATGGAACTATGTATTCCACAATTTTTTGAGGAAGCCGGTCTTTTCGTAATCAGTAGGTCCACGGTTCAAATCCGCGTGCTGGCTCCAGAGAAATCAATGGGTTACATCAAAAGATGTAACCCCTTTCTCGTGACTGTCCGCACGGCCTTTTTACGGCTAGGAAATTTTGCTCCCCTTTTGGAAAAATACAGCAACATACG